ATATTATTATCATCAACGAGTGCATACCTAGCCATTGTTTTTATTTTTATTTAGTGTATACCCGAAACTTAGTCTATCGCATTCACTACCAACACAATGCCAAAAGTATGGTGGTTTACCAGTAACTTTAAACTGACGAACTGTTATACCTTTGTTATCATAATCAGTAATTATCTTGCCATTCTCAAAGTATCTAAAGAATGACTTTCTTTCTTCAGTTGCATATGTAATATAAACTCTTTCAAGGGGATTGTCATGGTTTGTGTGCCATCCCATATATCCTGTCTTAGGATAATGAAAGTCTCCACTTCTTATTACCTCATAGTCAGGATAAGACTTTTCAACAATATCAATTAATTGATCATGCATTGCGACATATTCATATAATCTAAAAATATTATTATCTATATTTTTAGGAATATCTTTGCCAAAACAATTAAGTAGATATTCCTCAGAAATATAATATTGCCAATCAGAAACATAGTTCTGTTTAGAAATTATTGAATTTACATAAGGTTCAATTATTTTCTGTATTTTGCATACAGTAATAATATCAATTGGATTACGAAGCATTAGAAAGATTTAACAACAACAATACCACCATTACCATCTTGACCATTCTGGGTGCCACTAGCATATCTTCTTCTACCATCACCTCCAGAACCATATGTATTTTGTCCGTAAAAAGAGTTACCTCCTTCTTCATAATGTCCGGAGTCACCACCATAGTTTCCTCTAACTCCGTTACCACCATTAAAACCATATTGTCCACCACTTCCAGTTCCACCGGCACCTCCATTAGTAGTAGTTTCATTAGCATAACCACTACCAACACCTCCGTTAGCAGTGAGTGTTGTACCAGTTCCACCAGGATTAAATGTAGAGGTTCCACCTGTTCCACCACTATCAGTGATATTGATTCCACCATTTCCTCCGGCACCTACCGTAACTGATGCCGAATTTCCCATTTCAGCAGAACTGTATCTACGAACAACAGTTGCTCCTGCCCCACCACTACCACTAAATCCATTGATAGAACTATCATCATATTCACCAGTAGCAGCACCACTACCTCCTCCGCCACCGGTTACCCAAACAATGTGACTAGAAGTTCCTGCTGGTGGAGTAAATGTACCACTATTAGTAAACACGGTTAAATGAGCAGAAACACCTCCACCACTACCAGAACCAGTATCATACCAAATATCACCATCACAAACCGATGTCCCTGTAGGTTCAGAAGTTTGAACATACTTGACACCAAAAGCATTGCTATTATCAGGAATATTAATTTGTTTTGTTCCTGATGATGGTTCTGTTACTGTGATTGGAAGAGTACACGGTGAACTTCTGTTCGTATAATCGACGGTAAGATCAGAAAGAATTCCACTGCCACCACCAGAACCAGTAGCAGCAATCGTAAATCCACCTTCTGCTACAGGGTCAATAGTAATATTAGTTCCAGCAGTAATCTTTACATCATCATCAGTAGTTCCATCACCCAATCTAAGTGTAACATCATCACCATCATCTACTGCAGTAAGAGTATAAGTCTTACCGGCAGAAGATGATTCAGCAAACTCCAAAGCATTCCCACTGGAGTTGACTTTAACAACTTTTCCTGCAGCACTAGTATAATTTGCTGGAGTATCTGATAAACTCACAAAAGTAATTGATGTAGTTAAATCTGTTAAAGAACCTGTTCTTCCCAGTGTAAGAGTTCCACTACTAAATGATACAGAATTTACATAATTATCCACTCCTGCAGAAGATTTATCTATCCATACAGGAGCATTTGTTGTATTATTATATGAAAGAATTTTATCATTCGCATTAGGTTCTGCTAAAAATGCCGTTGTATCTGCTGCTGATTGATATGGTAAACTTCCTGCGGCACCACCAACAAGATTATCAGTCTTATTAACAGTGGCATTTCCAAAATCTATGGTAGTATTAGATGCTGCCGTTACTCTACCTTTAGAGTCAACAGTTACAACACCAACCTGAGTTGAAGAACCATAAGAACCAGGTGTTACTGCAGTATTTGCCAATGTCAATGCCAAATCAACATCAGCAGTTCCATCAAAAGCAACATTAGGAGCAGTTGCATCACCAGAAGCACTGAAGTTTCTTGAGTTTGTTAATTGATCTGCCTGAGAAACTGTGGCAGTACTAAAATTAATCCCTATATTAGATGCTGCCGTTACTCTACCTTTAGAGTCAACAGTTACAACACCAACCTGAGTTGAAGAACCATAAGAACCAGGTGTTACTGCAGTATTTGCCAATGTCAATGCCAAATCAACATTAGCAGTTCCATCAAAAGCAACATTAGGAGCAGTTGCATCACCAGAAGCACTGAAGTTTTTGGCATTTTGTAATGCAGTGGCAGTATCGGCATTTCCTTGAAAGGCACCATTAAAAGTGGTTGCATGAACATCATTCCACTTAAGACTTGAAGATCCTAAATCTAATGTTCCATCAGCTGATGGTATGATACTACTATCAACTCTAGCCGTAAATGTTACAGTATCTGAATTAGCATCTCCTAAATCAGTATTACCATTAACAGTTAAATTTCCGGAGACGGTAACGTCATCAGGCAATCCAATCGTAAGTGTTTGATTTGATCCAGAAGTTTCTATTTCATTTGTGGTTCCGGCAATCGTAAATGTTTGACTATCAAGGTCAACAGAACCAGTTCCAGTATCACCAGTAAAATCTAAATCTTGTGCGGTTACTTGATTATCAACATAAGCCTTAATAGACTGTTGTGTCGCAAGAGCAGTATCAAGATCTGATGCTAAATCATCCTCGTCAAGAATTGAAGTAATACCAACTAAAGTTTCATTTGGTTGTCCAATTTCCAATTGATTTATAGTGGATATACCACTAATAATCATATCTTTACCACTAAGATCATCATAAAAAATATTATCCTTCACATATAAATCACCACCGATATATAAATCTCCACCCGTCGTTGTGATACCACCTGCGCTAGCAAGTATTACATCTTGACCTGAACCATCACCAATTACCTTAAATATTCCTGTAGAGTCAACTTGCAGTTCACTGCTAAAAGTTGCTATACCAGATACACCTAATTGTCCATCAACTGTTACAGTATCATCTAGCAGTGAAAGAATATCATTATATGTTCCTCCAGAATCTTTAACGTTAAATGTTATTTTTCCACTATTTGTATTATTAAAAACGCCAAATATTCCATCTGATCCACCATTACTGAAGAGATCACCTTCTCCTGCTCCTGACGTATTGATGTTCAGCGCATTAACGGTTGCTACACTACCTACGTTTAAATTCAGACCAATATTAACACTCTTTTCTACACCAATACCACCTTCTGTAATTATTGATCCAGAATCCTTGTTTGTTGATTCAGTATTTTTATTTACAAATATTGGATCATTTACTTGAACACTTGATGTCCCATCGGCATCTAATATCAGATTACCTGTTCCAGACTTTGTTGATATTGTATTGTTTTGAATTTCAACATTTCCGAAAGATGAAATACCGGTAATTTTTAAATTATCTAACTCTAAATCATTTAAATCTAATTGGGAGATTGTTGCTATGCCAGAAACTCCAAGATTCAATGTCGTTATCGCAGCACCGACAGTCAAGTTTTTATCGATACCGACACCACCATTAATTTGAACTGCACCAGTATTAGTGTCACTTAGAGTATTATCGGTTGTATCGGTAAATGTTACTGTGCCTGATATTTCTGGAATTGTAGATATTCCGGATGTTTTTAAATTATCAATAAAGACACCACCACTAAATGTGGATACTCCAAGAACATCTAATAGTTGTGTAGGTTGTGTGCTTCCTATTCCAACACGATTATTACTAAAATCAAAGTAAAAATTATCTGCACCATCTACGAGTCCGGAAGCATTATGAAACTGAACTTGCCCTATAGTTCCACCGGCTCCGGAAACAACCGATCCTGGTGCAATCCATAAAAGACCACCGGTTGCAGTTTTTGCAATTAAATCTCCCTGATTTCCAGGTTGATTTGTAGTATCATAAATTGTTCCGGTGATTCTAAAATTGCCATCCAAATGTAACTTTTGAGTGGGTTCTGTTACCCCAATACCAACCGAACCGATTCCTGTGGTTGTAATAACAGTACCACCAGAACCGACAATTATTCTATCTCCTGCAGTAAGAAAACCATCATCAAATGTAAATCTTGTATCTGTATCAAAATCAGTTGATCCTAAAGAAACAAATAGTATTTCATTTTCATTTCCTGGAGGAGTGAATCTAACAGTTACGGCAACACCGGGGTTTGGAAGACCAATACCTTCAGCAGTGATTGCCTTTCCCACAAAATTTAATTGTGTGGTGCTACTTAAACCTCCAACTAAAACATTTTCTTCAAAAACACTAATACTACCTGGAATAACTCCACCTTGATTTGGAATCCAATATCTCTCTCCGGCAGGTTGACCATCAACACTCACAACAATATATTGTTGTCCTGGAGGAACTAAATTGGGATCATAAGAAGATGGTCCAATGAGTGGATCCCCAAGATTAGGTTCTGCCTCAGAAACAGAGAGATACCTATATCTATCAGAAGTTAATCCAGTTTGTGCCGCTAGTTTAGAACGACCTGAAAGAAATCTTGGCATAATTATGTCGTGCTATTCTCCAATATACTCATGATAAATTCCATTTGTAATGGACCTACGTTACCTCCACTTGGTGAAACTCCAACATTAACCTCAAAAGTGTCTGTGGTTTTGTTTGCTACTGTCAAATCAGAACCGGAAGCAGGGTCTGTTGGTCTTGGATATGGATGATCTGTTAGATAATTATCCATACTACATCTAAAAGTTATTCCATAATCTGCTATTCTTATTGTATTTCCGTTTGATAGTCCGTGACCCGCAATTGTTAATACCAAAACTCCTGTAGCACCATCATAAGTTGCGTTTGTTGGAGTAAATGGTCCTCCACTACCAGATGTCACCGTAACAGAATTGGTCACAGCACTTATAAATTGATGTTGAGCAGGTACATATGTATGTGGAATACCACTTACTTTTCCTGCATCGATAGTGAAGGTTTTTGATGTTCCTACATTATCTACAATACTGTCAACAGTAAAACTTCTTTGTGGTTCTGGAAAAATACTTGTAGTTATACTTCCACTGTAACTCCCACAATCAAAAACAATATTGCTTAGTGTTATTTCATCATTTACATTAAATCCATGAGTATTATATGTAGTTATAGTAGCTACTCCTGTAGTATTTGCATATTCTACATTTGTAATTGTTGTTATACCTGATTGAACCCCTTGAATGACAACGGAATCTTGTAACAGTGCAGATCTTTCTAAAACTAGTCTGCCATCAACAACAACCAATGCATCACTCGGAGGTATCTCTGCATTTTTTATAACTCTTATATTTCTCGTATTTCCCGATGTTTTTGATGCAGTGCTTGTTCTTCTATGCGTAAAAGTGAATGTTGGATAAGTATTGATTCCAACATTTGAAACAGATGCATAAAGAATAATAGCAGACACTCCATTAGGTGCTCTATAAACAGTCTGCTCTCCCGGTGCAACTGGAACAGCTATCGTAATAAATTTATTAAGTGGTGCTACTGCCATATTATCTCAACGCAAGTATGAGTGGGGTTACTTCTGCCTGTATTGCTTTACTAAAGTCTCTTCCTCTAATAGTTGATGTCGTCTGATCAATTTGAATTCCCTCCCCAATATCGAAATTACCTTTTTGATCAGTCGATGTGAAAGGAATTTGAGCACCATCTGTAAAGACGATCTCATTTTCCTTTATGGAAGGAGCTCCTTCAAAGGGTAACGAAGTATTTATGCTGGTGCCAGAACCAACATATTCAAAAGAATGAGAACTGGTTAAGATACGACTGACTCTTTGAAGTGTAAATGGATCATCAGCAAATAATTCATAAGGTACAAATTCATTGAATGTTATTGTCGAAATTCCAGTAGGTTCCTGTCTATTATCAGTTGCCTCCGAAATAGTAAAATAAATTGGTTCCATTACGGCAGTTGCGAATCCCGATAAGGCAGGATTTCCATCAATATCTACAATTATATTTTGAGTTGATAGATAATTTCTACCAGAATTAATCACATCAATTGAAGTTATTGTTCCTGCAGCACTTACGTTCGCACTTGCCTGAGCAACGATTCCCTGAGGTCCTTTAGGAATTAAAGTTCCGTCATTATCTCGTATTAATATATCTGGTGGATTAGTTGGCGTAAATTGTCCCAGAGTACCACCATTTAGTATTTTTATACTAGCTAAGTCTTGAAGTGGTGCAGTTATTCTACCACTACCAGTGGCATCTGGATAATTGTCCAAATCAATTTTAAAATATGCTGCCTGTCCATCAAATGGTCTTCTAAAATCACCCTCAGAATCTGATATACCAATTCCAGTTACTACATCAGAATTGGTGCCTGGTATAACATCATTTAAAACTTTTCCAGTGAACTGGGTTGATCCAAGTCCAGCGGCAACTAATCCAAAATTACCAAAAGAACTATTTGAGTTAGTTAGATCACATTGAGCACCACTACCAGCAAATATTGCTATGTCACAATTAATTGTGAATATAGAAACCAACTGAGCATAAGCATTATTTGTTAAAGATACACCTACACCTGCCTCATTATATTGTGTGAAAGAATCACAAACCATGGATTTAAGATTGGCACCATCAATAGATGCAGTTGCATCATCACCATTGATTCTCATGCCAATACTCTTTGTCATAAAGTTGGTGCAGTTACGAACATATGGGGATCTCCACCTAAAAGTAGGACCTTCTGTTGCAGGACCAACTTGAGTGTATCCACTAGCAGCATTTACTCCCGTGACAGGAAATGCAACAGCACCGGCACCCGTGTGAGCAACACCAACGGTAGCACCTGAAAAATTTAAATTCTCAACCAGACATCCTCTCCTTAACCAGAAAACATCAGAGGTTAGATTTTGAGGTTCTATAGTTACAAGTCTCAAATCTTCTCCAGTAATTGACACATCTCTTCGAAGTCCTACTGGATTATTTTCAATATATCTGCCTGGTCTAATTTTAATTGTATCTCCAGGAAGAGCAACTGTTGCTGCAGCTCCAACAGTTGCCTTAGCATCACCCTCTAAGAATCCACTATTAGAGTCATTACCATCTTTCGATACCCAAATCGTATTTTGAGTTTCGACACCTGATGGTCTCCATGATACACCAGTTCCAACAGATGCCAAACGGTAATCTTTACCGTTAACTCCTGTCTGATTGTTTATGTCAATTAAAGAATTATTAAGTTCTATGGTATTTTGAAAAACTGATGTTCCATCTACGTTTAAATTGTTGTCAAAATCGACTGCTCCACCTACATTTAATCTCTTTACAATACCAACACCACCATCAACTTGAACTGAACCTGATGCAGTAGTTGTTGATTCTTGGGTACTGTTGAAAGATGCTATATCATTAACATTCAAAGTGCTATTAAAATCGACTGCTCCACCTACATTTAATCTCTTTACAATACCAACACCACCATCAACTTGAACTGAACCTGATGCAGTAGTTGTTGATTCTTGGGTACTGTTGAAAGATGCTATATCATTAACATCTAATGTATTATTGAGTGTGGTTGTACCATCAACATCTAATGTATTATTGAGTGTGGTTGCACCATCAACATCTAATAGACCATTTAGTGTAGTTGCACCATCAACATCTAATAGACCATTTAGTGTAGTTGCACCATCAACATCTAGTGCACTATCAAAAAATACATTTCCTGTAACGGTTAATATACCGGCTAAATGAGTGTTACCTACAACATCCAATTTTGTATTGGGAAGTGATTTACCTATTCCAACGTTTGTCAATCTATAGATATTTCCATCATCATTTGCTCCCCAAAAATCTTTAGACTGTATTCTGGCAACTGTTGTTGGGTTGGATGAATCCGGTATAGCAATTATACTATCGGTCCCAACTCCTAAACTGTTTATTTGTGCAAAATTTAATACAGTGAAAGATTGTGCGGCACCCACAGTTGGAATAAAAGTGCCTTCATCTTGAACAAAAATACCCTCAGAAAATGCTGGTTCAAAAGTTACCCAACGCACACCAAATTCATCACGATTTAAAAATGCTCCATTTGCACCATGAGCACCGGCAGAATCATAAATGTTTCTCCTTATCGATAAGGTTTCTAAATCTAGACTTAATTTTCCTTGAGTGGAATCGTTAAGGGAAGTTATTCCTATACTTGGATTTACGGTTCCTATGCCAACGGTGCCCAGACCAGTAATTACAAATGTATTCTCTTCTTCAGAATTAAATTGCAATTTTTGTTGGGGTGTTGCCGTGAATATACCAACTCTATCTGTTCTGGTATCTGCACTAAAGACAGTTCCACCAACACCTACATCTAACGATATTTTAGCAGTTATAGAAGAAAGTTCTAAATTACCTTCTATGGTTACATCTTTTTCAAATTTTACATCATCGGCAAATGATGCTTTTCCATAAACATCCAGTTGTTGAACATTAAGATCCTCATATATGGTGACATTTTCAAATACCGAGTCACCAGATCTAGTAAATGTTATATTAGATGGAACTGGAATACTTGCCATTTTTAATCTCCGAAAGATATACCTAAAGTATTACTCTCACCACCAACAATAGAACTAACTGCAGAAGCAATTGGTGATGCCGATGCCGATATTGCTAAATCTGAGATAAGTGTTCCTGTGAATGCTTTGATCATTGTGCTGGATAATAATGCATCAGCAAGAGATCCTTTTTTTGTTTTAATATCAACCTCTTGTCCAATAATTTTTACATCTTTAGTTTTATTTTCTTCTTCATATCCAATTCTAATTTTAGGAGATTGGATTACAATTTCACGACTAGCATCAAGAATTATTTGCTTTCCACTTATTCTTACTGCTCCTTTGTCTGCATTAACTGTACAATCACCTTTATGTGCAATAAAAGCAAAAGCAGTCGCATTATTTGAAACCATTTTGGGATGAGAACCTGCCTCAAACTGCATGGTTCCTTCACTATAAAATTTTGTAAGACCACTCTCGGTATGTGCCTGAATAAATTTTACATTAGAATCAGTCGTTGACATTAAAGAGAACGCTGCTCTTCCAGGAGTTCCCATTACAGGATTTCCTGTTTCTATTTGAAGTTTTGGTCCATATCCATCAAAAACTCTAGTTTCTTGTGCCATAATCAACTACTAATACAATCAATAACTTTAATGATTTCAGATGGTGGAGGAGTGGTTGTCATTATTGGTCTCAATATTGCTCCGTTAATATTTAGATTGGGTAATCCATTGTATGCAAATGGTTTTGGAGTTGCTCTTATAACTCTTCCATTTTCAATTTCAATATCTACTCCTTCAATTCCTCCTTCAATTCCTCCTTCAACATCATTACCCGGATCTTCAATAATAATTTCTTCAATAAAGAGTGGCAATTCATCAATTTCTGCAGGATAATTAACACCTTCACTTATAATAACAACAGAGGTGATTTGTCCGAAAGTTGGTGATGTTGGAATCTGATCAATAATTGCACGACCATATGCACCATAACCCTTATTACAACTATCCTGGAACGTTACAATAGGTGCTTCAGTATATCCAAGTCCGGGATCAGTCAATTTTACCCCAACAATACTTCCAATTTTGAGAACGTCACCAACAGCATCTTCTGTATCTACATTATTGATTATACCTCCAAGCAGTGCATTTCCTGCTCCACCAATACCATCACCACCAAAGAAACTTACGGTAGGAAGACCACACTTAGTGACGTTTCCAAAATTACAGGGTTCTAATGATGATGATTCACCAAGTGGTGATCCAAAAATATTCCATTTACCATATGCTTTTTCAAAATCAGTCGCTAAGTTTGAAGCACCTTGTGATAGTGCCACACCACTAAGAGCACCATTCCATATACTGTCTTGATCTTCTTCACTTAAGTCTTTAAGTGGTCCCTGGTCAATCTTAAATTTACTCGTAGCAGGACAAATTTTTTCATCATCACAACTGAATAAGTTTTGAATTTTTCTTGCCAGACTAATTCCAGTAAGAAGAAAATCTTTTACATTGAAATTGAAAATTCCACCAGTAACTGCATTCAAAATTTTACTAATTGGATCAATTAATGGTCCGGCAATTGAATCGACAATATTGACCAAATTATTAGTAAAGGCACCAACAATTTCTTGTGCAACACATGCCGTACCACTCAAAACATTTTTTGCGGCACCAGTGATGATGTCTGCAAAGGCATCCTTCGCACCCTTCATTACCTTTGTTGCGGCACAAAATAGACCATCAAACATGATCTTAACCAAAGGAATAAGTGGTGTCTCAATTGCAATAATTTCGGGAATTGTCCTTCCTATACCTGTTAGAAAACTCGTCAGTGCGTTTATCCCAATAGGAATTAATTCGGCAAGTTTATCTTGAAGACCACCAAGCATTGTATTAATAAGTCCGTTGGCAGTATCACCAACTATGTTTACAATATCTTTTATTTCATCTGGGAGATTTAATGCTGCCGATTCAATTCTTCCAATACGATCAAAAAAGTTTTCTGTATATGCTTCTATTTTTGCAAGAGTATTGTCCTTACAAGGATCCGCCATGAAGACTGCTGTTCCAGTCGTTAATGATGCACAAGTAGCCATTTATATTACCTCCTTAATTTTTATTTATCCTAGTAAATTGAAAGCAGCACTGGCAACGGCACCAGATCCGGGAACAAGTGCATTTGCACCAGCAGCAATTCCTTGTGATATGAATGGTTTTACTGGTTTTGCAAACTGCCCCAGTACATTTTCGGATCCACCTAAACCGAACTGAGAAAACAAATCCTCCTTTTTCTTAGCAGGAACGGTCTTATCTTTGTTACTACATTTAGGTGTTGTTTCGGGACTATCATGTCCTGCATTTTCACTAAATTCTTGATTACTTCCAAATAATCCCTTCGGTTGAAGATCTCCAAAGTAACCAGATTTTGCATCAAATCTTCCTGATCCAAGCACTGTATCTTTAGATTTTGGAAGTATTCCAATGATAATTGATATCCCTCTTTTTCCTCCATACTTTTCCAATAATACAGTGTCTCCCTGAGAAATTCTCATGGACCTGCGACGATTTGCTCCACCGGAACCATCACTATTTGAAGCCATTGCAATTGCATATTCAATATCAGCATCATCAATGTCAGATTCTTTTGAAGAGTAAGTATCAAAAATTGCAACTTTATATCTCCATCCCCAACCACCACCTTTTACTTGATCTTTTTGCTTTTCATAACCCACCACTGTCCCCATTAAGTGAATTGGTGGTTCGCTACTTAAGTTATTTTTCATTATCCTTTATTTTTTTGAGTATACGCTCCGAATGAATCACGCACAAGAGTCAAAGAGGTAAAAGATCTCTTTGAATCAAAATGATGACATAAATCCAAAATCAAATAGTTTCCACTTTGATTTATATCAAAAGGATTTGCTTCTTTTTTGTCCGTGAGTTTTTCAAATTCACATCGTATTATATCACCGGCAAGTAGATTTAAGTTACATGGCACTGTTATATCTATAATTTGACTCATCAATAAATTATATCTCATTGCTGCCTTAGCAATATATTCTCTTGGATCATTATTTACAGATATATCGATTCCAGGAGACAATAAACCAACATCCAATATGAATTGATTTGTCTTAGAAAAAGAATTATTTGATTTTACTGGTTTATAATCAATATCTCTGCCTAGACTAGTTGTTAACTCTTCATTTTCAATTTTGAAAATGATTTCAGAGAATTCTGCAGTACGTGGATTAAAAAATATATTTCTAGATTCATAAACACCAGATTTCATTGCATTTACAATGTTTTGATTTTTTCTAATTGAAAACGAAGCAATCTTGAAATTATTTTGATTATCCTCGATACCCGATTTCAATGCACCAGAATAATGATATGTTGCTTTTGGTTCTTGTTTGATTAGACTATCGATTGCCTTATACTTAAATCCCTCTCTTGTTTGATAAAAGAAAAATCCAGGATTTCCTCCAGGAAAAGTTGACTTTGATCCAAGTTCAATTAATAAGTCAAATGGTGTATCATTTCCCCCAATAAAAGAATATGAATTAGAGGTTTTATCAAAATTCAGTAAAGTTTCATCTATCGATGTATTGAATGACTGCTGTAAAATTTTTTTAACACTATCTGTAATAT